CAATCTTGCTTGCGTGTTGATAGCGAAGCGAAACGGTGTGATAATCCACGCAACAGTATTCTCAAGAGATACCCATGAACAAACTATCCAGACAAGATATCAAGGAGGGGATGAAAGCAATCCCAATAGAGAAGATTGTCCTTGGCTCTAATAACCCCAATGGCGTGAAGCTAACCAAGAAACAAAAGCATTTCGCTGAACAGTTAGTCGTCACAGGGAATAAGACAGAAGCATATAGAAGGGCATATAAAGCAGATGGTAAGAGGCAGACCAATGCGAGGAATGCACAGAACGTAGCAAAGAACAGCCATGTGCAAACATACATCATGGCCTTGGAAGCGGCTAAACAGGCAGAGGAATATCTTTTACCCACTCGCTTGAGGGCGTTGACCATCCATAAGCTGTCCCAATTGGCTCTATCGGACGAGATAGCACCAGCGCAACAACTGAAGGCGTTAGAGCTTATTGGCAAGATGACTGAGGTGGCATTGTTCTCTGAGAGACGTGAGGTCGTGCACAGCCTGGACAGTAATACATTGAAGGCCAAGCTGATGGAAGCGGTGCAACTGGCTATTAGTAAGAGCAAGAGCATACGCACAAGCACCAAGAGAACCGCACAAGACTTGCTGGCTGAGATTACGGATGTGGAAGCGAAGGGGGACGGCTTCAACGATGCGGCCTTGGTGACCCCCACGGAGGGGCATCCCCCCGAATGCGTGAGCGATACGGCTGGGCATTTGCATAGTATTCCAGACAATCAATCTGCAGACATACCCATGCCAGACAATCAATCTGCATCTGAAGCCGTTCTTAAAACAACATTCTCGCGTGAGAATGTTAATGGGGAGGGGGTTGTAGATTCTGACCAAGCTAAAGAAGTTGTGGTTATAGAAACCCCCCCGGTTACTGTTTTGGAAGAAAAAGGGGCGGGGGGTATATAAAAAAATGACACCGGCGCAGAAGGAAATTTTTATGGTGATAGAGGAGTGGTGGGCCACGTTTGGTTTTGGGCCGACCATTGATGACATCATGCACATTACGGGTGATAAGGGTCGGGGTAATGTGAATAGGAAGATGAGGCGGCTGATTGAGTTGGGTGTGTGTAAGGGGAACAGTAAGTACCCGAGGAGTATTAGACCGGCGCATATGCGTATGAAGGGGTTACCCGGATGATGGATGAGTTGATGGAGATACTGTCCCAGTTACCGGAGGAGGAGCAGGCGATGCTGTCTCCTTTGGCGGCTGCGTATCAGGATGCGATTCTGAGGGAGCAGGGTCAAGTTGACTTTATGGTTTTTGTGCAGGCGATGTGGCCGGGGTTTATTCATGGGGCGCATCATGCGTTGATGGCTAGTAAGTTTGAGGAGATAGCTGAGGGTAAGATTAAGAGGCTGATTATTAATATGCCGCCTCGTCACACGAAGTCGGAGTTTGCTTCTTATCTTTTACCGGCTTGGTATCTGGGTAAGTTTCCTAATAAGAAGATCATTCAATGTTCTAACACGGCTGAGTTGGCGGTTGGGTTTGGCCGTAAGGTGCGTAACTTGGTAGATGGCGAGCGGTACTCTAAGGTGTTTCCTAATGTGGCGTTGCGGTCGGACTCAAAAGCGGCGGGTCGCTGGAGTACGAATGGGAACGGAGAGTATTTCGCTATTGGTGTTGGCGGTACTGTGACGGGTAAGGGTGCGGATCTTTTGATCATTGATGACCCGCACTCGGAACAAGAGGCGGCGTTGGCGGCCAGTGATCCGGCGGTGTTTGATAAGGTTTATGAGTGGTACACGTCAGGTCCTCGTCAGCGTTTGCAGCCGGGGGGATCAATTGTGGTGGTGATGACTCGTTGGTCCAAGAGGGATCTAACGGGAAAGATCTGTCAGGCGATGGTGGACCGGGACGGAGATGAGTGGGAGATTATTAGTTTACCGGCGATTAAGAGGAATGAGAAACCGCTGTGGCCGGAGTTCTGGAGTTTTGAAGAGCTGAATAAGCTGCGTATTGAGTTGCCGCTGTCTAAGTGGCAGGCGCAGTATCAACAGGATCCGACGAGTGAAGAGGGTGCGCTGGTTAAGCGGGAGTGGTGGCGGGTGTGGGACCAGCCTAATCCACCGCCGTGTAGTTATATTATTCAGTCGTGGGATACGGCATTCACGAAGTCGGAGAGGGCTGACTATTCGGCGTGTACGACTTGGGGAATTTTCTATCTGAATGAGAATGAACAGGACCCAAATATTATTTTGCTGGATGCTTTTAAGGAGCGGATGGAGTTTCCAACGCTAAAGGAGAGAGCATTTGATATGTATAAGGAATGGCAGCCGGACTCGTTTATTGTTGAGGCGAAGGCTTCTGGTGCACCGCTGATATTTGAGTTAAGGCGGATGGGGATTCCTGTGCAAGAGTTTACGCCGACACGTGGTAACGATAAGATTTCTCGGGTTAATAGCGTGTCAGATTTGTTTGCAAGTGGTAAAGTGTGGGCACCGAGAAAACGCTGGGCTGAAGAGGTGGTTGAGGAACTGGCATCCTTTCCTAATTCGGACCATGATGACTTGGTGGACTCGACTACACAGGCGCTGCTGCGATTTAGACGTGGTGGGTTTATCAGTTTGCCAAGTGACGAGCCAGATGAGCCAATGGAATTTAGACGCAAGAAGGCGTATTACTAAGGAAGATTATGTCAATTGATAAAGCACTATATCAAGCGCCAGCGGGTTTGGCGGCTATTCAATCTGAACCTTTGGAGATTGAGATTGTCAACCCGGAGGAAGTCAGCATTAATGGTGTAGACATTACGCCGCCCGAAGTGATGGGCGATTTTAATGAGAATCTGGCTGAGTTGTTGCCTGAGAGTGTGCTGCTTCAAATTGGCGGAGATTTGCAAGGTGAGTTTCAGACGGACATTGATTCACGCAAGGATTGGATCCAAACTTACGTGGATGGCTTGGAATTGCTTGGTTTGAAGATAGAAGAGCGCACAGAGCCTTGGGAAGGGGCCTGCGGCGTGTATCACCCAGTGCTGGCCGAGGCGGTGATTAAGTTTCAGTCTGAGACGATTATGGAGACTTTCCCGGCTTCTGGTCCTGTGAAAGGCGAGATTGTTGGTAAAGAAACGCCAGATAAGAAAGATGCGATGGAGCGTGTTGTTGACGACATGAACCATGAAATTGTGGATGTGATGCAGGAGTACCGCCCAGAGCATGAGCGCATGTTGTGGGGTGTGGGTTTGTCTGGTAATGGGTTTAAGAAGATTTATGTGGACCACAGCTTAGACCGTCAGGTGTCTATTTACATTCCGGCTGAAGATCTGGTGGTTCCTTATGGATCGTCTTCTTTGGAATCAGCAGAGCGTATTACTCATGTGATGCGTAAGACTGAGAATGAATTGAAGCGTCTTCAGTATTCTGGTTTTTACCGTGATGTTGAATTGGGTACGCCGGATAACACGCTGGATGAGATTGAAAAGCGGATTGCTGAGAAGCTGGGTTTCCGAGCAACAACGGATGACCGTTTTAAAGTTTTAGAGATGCACGTTCATTTGGACTTGCCCGGATACGAGCATACGGATGAAGAAGGTGAGCCAACAGGTATTTTGTTGCCTTATGTGGTGACGATTGAGAAGACAAATGGTGCGGTGTTGTCTATTCGCCGTAACTGGAGAGAGGGCGATAAAACGCACCAAAAACGCCAGCACTTTGTGCACTATGGCTATATCCCCGGCTTTGGTTTTTACCACTTTGGTTTGATTCACCTGATTGGTGCGTTTGCCAAGTCGGGTACTTCTATTTTGCGCCAGCTGGTGGATGCTGGTTCGCTGGCTAACTTGCCCGGAGGGTTTAAGACCCGTGGCTTGCGGGTGAAGGGTGACGATACTCCGATTGCCCCCGGCGAGTTTAGGGATGTGGATGTACCAAGCGGCACGATGAAGGACAACATTTTGCCGTTGCCTTACAAAGAGCCAAGCCAAACATTGATGGCGCTGCTCAATCAGATTGTTGATGAGGGCCGCCGCTTTGCTTCTAGCGGAGACTTGAAGGCGTCTGACATGTCCAGCCAGTCTCCTGTGGGGACAACGCTGGCTATTTTGGAGCGGACGCTGAAGGTGATGAGTGCTATTCAAGCACGTATTCACTACTCTATGAAACAAGAGTTCCGTCTCTTAAAGGAAATTATTGCTGACTATGCGCCGGAAGATTATTCCTATGAGCCGGTGGTAGGAAGCCGTAAAGCCCGTAGGTCTGACTATGAGATGGTCAATATCATCCCAGTAAGCGACCCTAATGCGGCCACCATGTCTCAAAAAGTGGTGCAGTATCAAGCGGTATTGCAGTTGTCCCAGACTGCGCCTCAGCTGTATAACTTGCCATACCTGCACCGCCAAATGCTGGAAGTGATTGGTATTAAGAATGCAGAGAAGCTGGTTCCTCTGCCGGATGACATGAAGCCAAAAGATCCGGTGACTGAGAACATGGATGTGCTGAAGAACACGCCGCTTAAAGCGTTTATGTATCAAGACCATCAAGCGCACATACAGATTCATACGGCGGCGCTGCAAGATCCTAAGATTAAACAAGTCATGGGACAAAACCCGCAGGCCCCGCAGATCATGCAGGCGCTTCAGGCTCACATTGTTGAACACGTTGGCATGGAATACATGCGCCAGATGCAACAACAGATGGGAATTCAGATCCCGTACACAGATGATCCTGATGAAACTGTGGACTTGTCGCCAGAACAGGAAATGCAGATTTCACGTTTGGCAGTGCCTGCAGCTCAAAACCTGTTGCATCAGAACCAAACGGCTGTGGCTGCACAACAAGCTCAACAGGCGGCTCAAGATCCAATCATCCAGATGCAGATGAAGGAATTGCAGCTTAAAGCTCAAGAGATTGATATTAAGCAAAAACAAATGCAGATTGAGGCGGCGGCCAAAGCTGACCAGCTTGAGGTTGAAAAAATGCGTATTGCCTCTCAGAAAGAAATTGCAGGTATGCAAATTGGAGCCAAAACTAAGGCTGATAAAGAAACGTTGCTTGCCAAACAACAGTTGGAAGGTTTGAGACTTGGGCATCAAATCGCCCAAGGTAAGGCCCAGCAAAATCAACAAC